AAAAAGAAGAAAGGAAAATAATTATGCCAGGAACTATGAAATCTTACGGAACAAAAAAACCTAAAAAGAAAACACTAAAGAAGTCTGCTAATATAGTTGGTAAGAAGATCAAAAAGAAAAAAGGTAAGGGAACAATGTATGGTTGATAAAAAACAAAAACAAATGGCAGATATAGAGTTTATAACTCAAACTGGTTTTACTAAAGTATTAAAACCTACTGGTATTAGAGCTGGTATGTTTGGTAATACTACAGTCAAAGATGCTGGGTTATATGCTATTAGAAAAAATAAAAAAAACATTGATAATTTGAACAAAAAAATGAAAACAGGTTCTTTTACTTATAATGGAAAGTTTAAGTTAAAGTAGTATGGCTAAGTTATGTGCAAAAGGTAAAGCCGCCGCCAAAAGAAAATTTAAGGTTTACCCAAGTGCTTATGCTAATATGTATGCTTCTGGTGTTTGTTCTGGTAGAATCAAACCAAAGTCTGCTAAGAAAAAAACTACCAAACGAAAAAGGAAACGTGCATGAGTTTACGTAAATGGGTTGGTGAGAAGTGGGTTGATATTGGTGCTCCAAAAAAAAATGGAAAGTATCAACCTTGTGGTAGAGCAAAAGGATCGAAACGTAAATATCCAAAGTGTGTGCCAATAGCAAAAGCAAGAAAAATGACAGCATCACAAATACGTTCAGCAGTAAGAAGAAAGAGAGCAGTTAAACAAGGTGTTGGGGGTAAGCCAACTAATGTTGCAACATTTAAAAAAAAGAAAGGAAAGAAACGTGGGTAAAGGAGTCAAACATTATTTTAGAGATGGCAAACTGCACAAAGGTGCAACTCATAAAATGCCTAATGGTAAATTACATTCTGGTAAGACACACACCAAAACAAGTAAACCATTATTTCATATGAAAGAATTATCTAAGACTGCACAAAAGAAAGCGAAAGCAAATGCCTAAGACACCAGCTTGGCAACGTAAAGAAGGTAAGAATCCTAGTGGTGGATTAAATGCAAAGGGTCGTGCTAGTTACAACAAGGGTCGTACCAAAACAGGAAAAAAAAGAAATCTCAAAGCACCATCAAAAAAAGTTGGTAATAAAAGACGTGCAAGTTTTTGTGCAAGAATGAAAGGTATGAAGAAAAAACTTACTGGTGCAAAGAAACGTAATGATCCTAATTCAAGAATTAATAAAGCATTACGTGCTTGGAACTGCTAATGTATGTAATTAATTACAAAATGTTTTTTCATAAAAGACCAGCAAAAGCAGATGTAGAAAATAAATTGTTTGATCTGTTGCGTGATGGTTTTACTTTGCGTACTGCTGAAGAAGAAGATGATTATGTTAAAAGAAAAGATATACAGGAGAAAAAATGTTTATAAGAGAACTATCATTAACAGATCTAAATAGGTTACGTAAGATTGTACGTAATACACATTTAAAATTTTATCCTAATGGCTACCTTACTAATACAGAGGTAGATAAATTTATAAATTCACTTGGTCCAGATGTAGCTGGTAAAATGATTAAGTTTGCAGTAGACAACAGACAAGTTGACTAATGCAATTTAAATATAAACCAGACGGACAAATACTTAAAAATTTTATGAAAGATAATAGTTTCTTTCGTGGTATACGTGGACCAGTTGGTTCTGGTAAATCAGTTGCTTGTTGTATAGAAATATTTAGAAGAGCAATAGCACAAAAAAAATCTCCAGATGGTATTAGAAAAAGTCGTGTTGCTATTGTACGTAATACCAATCCTCAGTTAAGAACAACCACAATGAAAACGTGGCTTGACTGGTTTCCAGAAAAAGAGTTTGGTAAAATGAATTGGTCGCCACCATATACACATAGAATAAAAATAGGTGATGTAGATCTTGAAGTTATTTTTTTAGCTTTGGATAGACCAGAAGATGTAAAAAAATTACTTTCCCTAGAATTAACTTTTTTATTCTTTAATGAAAGTAGAGAAATAGCAAAACCGATTATAGATGCTGGCACAATGCGTGTAGGTAGATACCCTTCTATGAAAGATGGTGGACCAAGTTGGTATGGTGTTATAGCAGATACCAATGCACCAGATGAAGATCATTGGTGGTCTGTAATGAGTGGAGATGCACCACCACCAGAACATTTATCAAGAGAAGAAGTGATGATGTTAGTAAAACCTGATAACTGGAAATTTTTTACACAACCATCAGGTATGATAGAAAAATCAAATAATCAAGGTGAAGTAGAAAGATATGAAATAAATCCAGATGCAGAAAATAAAATGAATCTTATGTCAGATTACTATACTTCTATAATAAGAGGTAAAACAAAATCGTGGATTGATGTTTATGTAATGAATAGATTAGGATCTATTGAAGATGGCAAACCAGTTTACAAACAATTTTCAGCAGATATACACGTTGCTAAAGAACCAATCATACCAGCAGAAGTTCCATACTATGTAGGTATAGACTTTGGTCTTACACCAGCTTGTGTATTTGCACAACAAGTCCGAGGAAGATGGATAATCTTACACGAAATCGTAGCAAAAGATATGGGGATGGTACGTTTTGGAGAACTGCTTAGACAAGAAATGCAGTCCAAATTTAGAGAAATCCCAGTAGCACGAATATTTGGAGACCCAGCTGGGGATTATAGAGCACAGACTGATGAGTCAACCCCATTCCAAATACTACGTGGTGCTGGTATTCGTGCCATTCCAGCACCATCCAATGATGTATCTTTGCGTATAGAATCTGTTTCAGCACCATTGAGTAGATTGTTAGAAGGTAAATCAGGATTGCTGATAGATAAAAGCTGTAAACATCTAATCAAAGGTTTTGAGGGTGGGTATCAGTATAGACGTATGCAAGTATCTGGTGAAAGATATACCGATAAACCAGATAAAAATCATTATTCTCACGTGCATGATGCGTTACAATATCTGATGTTGGGTGCTGGTGAAGGACAAAACATAACCAAGTCCATAAACCCAGCAAAAGTGGTGCAAGCAAAAACTGATTTTGATGTCTTTACAAAACAACCAAAAAAGACTATAAGAAAGAAATGGAATATCTTTGATATTCGTTCAAGATTATAGAAAGGAAAAAATATGTGTGTAGGAAATTTATTTGGTGGAAGTAAACCTTCACAAGTATACATCCCACCTCCTCCAGCTCCAGATCCAGGTTTAGCGGCAAAAGAAACACAAATGCGTGAACAAGGATTACAGAATCAGCAAGAAGCAACAAAAGCTAGAAAGAAACAAATATCAGAAGGATTAGGAAGAAGAAGTTTATTAACTTCTAGTGGTGGTGGATATTTATCTAACACTAGTGGTGGTAATACATTAGGATAATATGGTAGCATTAGTTCCAGAACCTATTTCAAAAGAAATGGGTGATATTGAAAATATGATAGCACGTTACAAACGTGCTCAAAGTATCAAAGAATTATGGCGACCTACATTCGAAGAATGTTATGAATATAGTATGCCAGCAAGAGAAAGTTTTTACCCCACAACTGCTGGTCAAACAAAAACAGATAAAATATTTGATGAAACTGCTGTTGTTGGTGTGCAAGAATTTGCATCACGTTTAGTAGCTGGTATTGTTCCAAACTATGCAAGGTGGGCAGAGATGGTTGCTGGATCTGAAGTACCAGCAGAAGAACGTACACAAGTCAATGAATCACTTGATGCAGTAACAAATTA